TCACTGATCTCTGATTTGACGGTCACCATCTTGCCACCATAGGCATAGTCAGCGACTTCAACTGGATCATTGAATCCCAGCGGCAAATCGCCCCAGGGTGTATTGGGTGGTAAAGCTGCCATTATTTCACAACCTCGGCGGTCCAGATATTCTGATAATTAGCACCACCTACATAGGTTTGGTTTAACATCATTCTTAAACTCTGTAGTTTGATTATCTTTTCTCGACTACGACAGGCAACGGACAACTGCTGTAATATGTCCTGAATGTCGGGACGCTGTTGCCAGGTGCCAATGCAGATGCCGTCGGGATCGCTGTAGCCTCGCAGAGTATCAACTCCGCTGACATAGAAATAATAGGTATCGGGATAACGACACGCTGCCACGGCGCGACGACACCAATCATCATATTGTGCTCGATTGCCGGCTATGATAAAAAGTTTTTTCATTTCACATCCTCGGCGCGATCTGCCACACTCTTGTCGGATCTGAATTCAACAAAGACTGGGAGGAATAAACTTGCAACGCTGGACGTCTTGTCTGTGATGCGGGCGTTGTATTTAACGGCGACGATTTTTCCGATGCTAGATTCAGCAGTAATGCTATTGCGATCATCATCGCTGAAACCCGTACCCACATTAACTCGGATACCACCACAATCAGACTCAAGCACCAAAGCACCAAGACGGCCCACATTTTTACCTGTCCCTTCTTCCCAGTCCACGACTCTAAGGTCGCATTCCAGCTCGCCCTTGAATTTAATCAGGTTACGGCTGCGCTTATTTTCCCAGATACCTTCTTTGGTCTTGAGAATAATTCCTTCCTGACCTTCGGCCAGCAGTTGTTCAAACATTCTGCGAGCCTCGTAGTCATTCTGAACCTTCTTGGTATATACCAGTGTGACCAGATGACTGAGCTGGCGTGCATCGCGCTGCAGAGCATCTATACAGTCATAGAGCTTGGTAAGACGGTCACTATAGGCTACTGCCTCACGACCAGCTTCAAAGCCAGCCACAGTAATGGCATCCCAGACTGTGGCACGCACCAGATTGGCTTCTTTGGCGCTCATGGTTCCTTTGACTGCCTTGTTCAGTATGCCATTGCCAGTCTTACGATCCAGCATCTTGCCTGCAGTATCCACCACCATGAGCTCGCCATCGAACACCATGTCTATACCATACCATTCTGCCATCTTGCGAAAAGGTATTTCAAAGCCAGGGTCGGGTATGTTGATCTCCTTGCCATTGCGGCTACGAAATTCTACCTTGCCTTTCTTGACTATGGCATTGAAGCGCATGCCATCCATCTTGACCTGAGCAAATGCTGGCCAGGTTACACGGTCTACCAGCTTTTGGTCATAGGCACTGGCCAGCATGCAGGGATATTCAGGAATCAGGCCAGGCCAGATTTTATTCACCGTGGCATCGCTGACACCGCAGCGCAGATCCTTGGCAATGATGCGTTCAATAACCTGAGCATCGTCCGCGGCCACACTCTCCAGAACAATGCGCAGATGGTCAATGCCGGCATTGCCAGTCAGAGTACGGTCGCTGAGCAGGCTCAGACGATTCAGAGCCGTATGCAGCAGATCAACCTTCTTGCCAGTATTGACTCGGTATTCTGGTATCTTGCGAATATAGAAATTCACAAAAGGATTCAGAGCCAGATTCAGAACACGCTGCAGGTCAGCATTGTCACGATTCAGCGTCAGAATCTTTTCTTTATAGAGCCTGCTGTTGTTGCTGGCCAGGTCATCCAGAATATCTCTAATCACAGTGCTTCTCCATGCTTAAGTAATTGACGACGCAGATGCTGCAGCACATAACTCCAGTGCTGCCTGGCCCATTCACTGCGAGCCGACTCCAATACTGCCTCGACTCTTTCCATGCGCTGTATGGTCAAATCAATCATATATTCTCCTCGAAATGAAGTCTTTACGTCATCATTGTAGCAGAAAATTTGATCGTTGTCAAGCATTTTTTCCCAGGGCATGACTGTATCGATGTGCACGAACTTCACAGCGCATCTGCTGCTGCAGATCGGTTGTCATGTCAGCTACCTGCTGTTCACTGCGGGCTATGCCACCATAACACCAGCTGTGCAGACGACCAATCTTGTCTTGTTTGGCGTATTCTAAAATCCAGAATACATCGTCGAATCCGTTGTACATGATCAATCCAATTCTCCACCCTCAGAAATGTCTGCTGGATCGTAGGCATAACTGGTGGTGCTGGGTCGGGCCAGTACACGATGTGTTGGCGCAGTAATGGTTTCATACAGGGTTTCGAATTGTTCATGCTCGGCAACTTCTTCGTTGAAGTTACGACGATGATAGACTCGAGCCATGCGACGAAAGATCTTTTTATCTAGTTCGAACTGATCACAGGTCGTCTTGATGATGTCACGAACCAGATCACGCTCAGCTTCAGACCTGGTCAGGCTGTTGCTTATTTCCTGTAGTGCGGACTCGATCTTTTTTCGATCCGCTGGGTTGCTCGGAATGTTCATTATACTCCTCTATAGAATGAATAGGCCAAAAAATTCTAACTGACTTCCAGTAACGATGGAAGATCCAATTCACTGCACACAACGATGCTGCTGTGATTATAAACGCTGCTCCGACAAAGAAGCAGCCCAAAGAAAAGAAGATGGTGGAGATTAGTATGTCCATCAATCCTCCAGATCTGGTTGGTTGCGATTCTTCTTAGACTTAGGTCTGATCTCGCTGGCCAACTGTGCTTGAATTATGCTGCGCCGCAGTTCTCCGCGACGGTGTGCATCAAGCTCGTTCTGAAACATCCATTTAAGATGCTTCTTCATACGAAATGCTGCTGTGGGTTTCAACATTAACCTCTCCTCATGGTGCTGATGTCCTTGGCTTCTTGATCGCTGAAGATAGGAACCATGTTGCTTTTGTGCATGGTGCCTATGCCAACCATCTTGTCGCCAGTATAAACTTTGGTGGGGGTGGGTGCGGTGTTGCCACCGCCAGTGTCCAGACTTGGATACTTTCTGGAGTCGCGACCAGCAGGTATGCTGAGCTTGTAGACATCCTTGAGCTCGCGTTTCACAGGCTTGACTGTCTTGGCTGGATAGCGTTTCAGCAGATCCTGCCAGCCAGCATCTAACTCGCGAGCGCGCTGTGCTTCGTCGGCATTACGAAATTTACGTTTACCTTTTTTCTTGCCCTGCAGGCTAAGCCAGGGACCTTCGAGATGCATGCTCATTACGATTCCTTTGATAACGATATTCACGCTTGAGCCAGTACTTGTACTGCTTCCAGTACTCTGCCATTGTATAGGGAGTCTGGCGTACTGTCAAGTACTCTTCACAATTTTGTCGCCAGATTTCACCAACCCAGCGACGGAAATCCGAGCCTTTCATTTTGACTTGACAACGCCGTGAAAGAAACCATTTAATACTGTGACTGCCACCCAGGTGTCAAAGGTATAGGCAATGCTGAGATTAAACAGATAGTTCAGAGCCCAGGCCACACACAGTGGAAAGAAGACAAAATACAGTATCAGGAATGTCACCATGACACCAATGCCAACTTTCAAACCAAAAATTTCATTCAATTTAATCATCATCAACTCCAGATCAATTACAGATGCTCTGTGTACCCACAACTACGCCATAGCTGTTGTAGAGATACTCGGTACGGCATTCAGGGTAACGATAAAAGCCTGGTGGTATGCCTGGGGGCACGTACACAGGCGGGGGTGGTGCATACACCACAGGTGGTGGTGGCGCTACATAGACTCGAGGACGATTGGCGTCGGCAATGATGCCTCCCAGGATCAGACCACCGATCATGGGTCCAACCCATTGGCCACCTCCACCACCATGGTGGTGATGATGCTGAGCCTGGGCTGGCGAGCCTGCCACACCCACGGCCAATAAAAGTACTGCTGCTAACTTCTTCATGTTACTACTCCTTAGAATGTTGTTACAACACATTCGCTGGGCCGGCGCACAGCATTGCGACGACGAGCTGCGCCACGCCCAGTTATGGCCTTGCGCTCACGCTCCAGCTTGGCCTTGCTGACCTTGACCACCGCCACAGGCTCGCGCTTGAATACAAAACAACGCACACCTTCAACAATTTGAACTTCCATCATGATCTGCTCCTTAGGCTACAGTTTTGGCTTCCATCATTTCACTGAGAATGAACTTGGCAACGTTCATCTGCTTGCGAACTGTCTCAACGCGAAGTTCGGAAGCACCGTTTGCCATCAACTCTTGACAGTCAGACAAGATACTCATGACCACCATTTCTAATCCGCTGAGTCTAGCAGTCAATGAGTTCATGTATTCTTCGCGGATATCGGCTTCCGACATACCATAACAGTTCATTTCAAATTCAGTCATTTTCTGGTCCTTTCTCATTTAACGTACCACCATTATAGCAAAAAAGCACCATTATGTCAAGCCTTTTCATGCCTGTTTTCGCCTTGATCTGCTTGGCGTTTGCAGGGTAATATAAAATTATTAACCTGTTTCTGCCTGTTTTTCAGGCAGAATTTCTGGGAAAGCACGGCGCACCAGAGACTCAGTCAGGCCTTTATACTTCTTCTGAAGCTGCTTGTCTTTTAGAGCGATCAGCATGTCAGCCTCGATGCCGTTGATGCCCTCCAGCATCTGAATAAAGATGTTCTCGACCTGCATGCGTTTGATGTTCTTGGGTCGGCGTGGATGATTCTTGATCAGAATATACAGGCGCTTGCTCTCGGCATAGAAGTTGGTCTCTGCCATGTTGGTGGGGTGTGGTGATCGTTTATAAGGCGGCTCACCCTTGGGCAGATCAAATTCATACTGTGGATCAAAGTTCAGTGCCAGTACATACTTCAGTGTGGCTCCGTTTTTATGACTCTGCAGCAGCTGAATTCGTTCGGCTTCGTTCTTGGCCTGACTGACCTTTTCAAATAATTCTGGTAATAGTAGATGCATTAAAATTCTCCGATGTGTTCCATCATGTTCTTCATGCGATGTTCCATGAAGTAGTTCAGCAGCTGGCTGCGGTCCTTTTTAGTACGACCAGTCCAGGCACTGAGTATATTGTCCCTGACTGCATCAGGTATGTAGTCAAAGTCAATAAGATAGCGATTGCGCTGAAAGTTGCGAGCTACTTCCACAGGCACGTGTTGATGAAAATCATCCATGGGCACCTTTTCCCATTCAGCCATGCGTTTCTTGGTTATGGGCTTCTGGCGGCTCTCGGTGACGAAGCAGTCGTCAGGGCTGAGAATATTGGGAATGCCATCGCCTTTGTCGCCATTGACAATATGCTCCAGCAGATAGCTTTGAATGCTGCTGTCAGGCTTGACCCACTTCTTGTGGATAGGGCTGTACTGCTGCACATTCTTGTACTTCTGCAGCTGAATGAAGTCATGGTCGCCGCTCAGCACCAGAAAGGGCTGAGGTATCTCATCGCCAAAGGCACCATCGGGCTGCAGGTCATTGGTCTGACTCCACTGAGCCATGACAGCAATAACATCGTCGGCCTCGGCGCCGTCAACATCGATCACAGTATACGGGAAAAAGGTGCTGAGCTCGGCACGAATTTCTGCCAGTGTGTCGAAGATCAGCTTCCAGTCAAAGCCGCTGTCGGCGCGAGCCTTTTTGCGACTGGCTTTGTAGTAGGGGAATTTATCTTTGCGCCAGTAGTGACGGTTGTCACAGGCAATGACCAGCTCGCCAAACTCAGCACCAAATTTTACTTTGTAGCTGCGAATAGCGTTGACAATCATATGGCGAATCAGGTCCTTGCGAATTTCTACATCGGTTCGGCCTGCCAGCTCGGCCATGAGCGTGCTAATAGCCGTCTGGTTAAAGTCAACAACAATCATTTTAAGTCCTTGAAAATTAGTGGTAACACCATTATATATGAAGTGGACTCTGCTGTCAAGTGGTATACACCGTTTTATTCTTCACGTTCTTCGTGTAGTCTGGGTTGTTCAAACCGTTTTTCCTGCATGGTCTTTTCTTTGAAGATCTTTCTGGGATTGGCGCACATATAGCATCGGGGATCGCCGCAGTTCAGTATATGTTTCTTATGATTACGATGCGGCTGTTCAATATATTTCCAACGACGGTCATGATGCATGCCATAGTCCTTGGCAATGCCAACCTGGCGATCTATGGCAACCTGATCCTTGTGAAGCCGACGACTATGTTTGATTTTATCGTCTTCATGACTCATACCTGCTCCTTAGAAGGCGTTGAAGTTATAGTTTGAATAACGTTGCTTGGTTAAGATTAACTGATGTCCACGACGGTTCTGGAATTCAAACACGCCCTGAGCTGGCAGAACCCTGACCAGATCCTGCGCACTGAACAGACTGCTGGTACGATCGTCGTCATCGTCGACATTGAGCCAGTCGCCCAGGCTGGGTATGGTCTCGGATACAACTCGCTCAGCCTTGGCAGGCACGGCCGGAGCATGCCAGTGGAAACGCTCATGATCCAGGTTCATGGGGTTGCCATGATATTCACTTGGGTGGTGTACCTTTACAGTCTGACCATTGATCACGATCTTGATGTCATAGTAGGTACCACTGTCAAATTCAGCCTTGACATTCAGCAACTTCACAGCCTCCTGCGGAGTATCACCGTAGCGGTTAATTTCTTCTACCAGAGCTTTCAGCATGTCAAAGTTAAACTCATTGAACAAACTGGCCACAGTACAGATGCTGTCGATGTTCTTCAGGCTGGCATCCTTGAGGTTGTCATAGCAGTATTCACGAATGAAGCTTTCTTCCAGGCCACGGAAGTCCAGCATGTAGTAGATGCGACCCGGACGATTACGCATATGACGATCCACACGCCATTTGTCGTTGCAGGTCAGCACGAACAGCTTCTGCATGGGATACACACCATCCATGAGTGTCAGGATGTTTTCCTGTTCGTCTTCATCGTAGACTTTCTCAAACTCATCAAACAGCACCATGCAGGGCTGGTCAATGTCCTGAATCAGCTTGTTGAATTGATCGCCACTCCAGTCTGAATTGATGACAATGGTGGGAATGCCTTGCTCGGCGCACTTGATGCTGAGCGTGCGCGCCAGCAGAGTCTTGCCTGATCCCTTTTCGCCGGTCAGCATCACACCTGTAGACTTGCCCTGACGATCCAGAAAGGTATTGATGATGCGGTCTGCGTTCTTCAGCGTGTCGCCGTAGACACGACCCGCGGGCTCAAAGCTATCAATCTGTTCTAGATACAGCCCTTCAAAGGGATGACTCTGTATGATGTAGTTGCCTGCAGGCAGATGATGATGCAGATCTATGGCAGCGCTGTCGGCTACCTTGTAGGTGTTTCCATTGCGAATAAAATAGCTCATGTTGTTCCATCATAAGGGTTAAAATACTCCATGGCTCGTTGTCGAGCTTCTTCTTCGGTCAGGGCCCAGACAATCACGCTGGCCTGGCCGTCGGCAATCCGCATGTCAAAGGGTACTGGTCCATGAAATTCAAAGTCTTCGGGTACTTCTAGACTGATCTGAAATTGCTGCAGATTTTTGAGTCTGTGTATTACATCATTTATTTTCGTGCTCATCTTTTTTCCTTTCAATGGGCGGAGGAAAGTGTGGTTCGATGACATAGTGGTTGGCCGCCCACCAACCAAAGGCTGAAAAGAAACCATAGGCCAGTATTTCAAGTATCATGATTAGTCCGTATGTGGCGGCAGATCATAGTCTGCAGGATCGTTGGGAAAACGTGGTGTGCGATTATTCATGTCAAACTCCCTGAGCTCGAATATGTAGTGACCGCCGCGCCGACTCTGCACCCAGTTCAGCTGCCACATCATGTCATTGTCCTGCATGGCACGAATGATGCTCTCATTGCCGCTCCAGCCCGCGGTGCTGATATGATAACGATATGCCTGACTATCATCCCAGTCATCGATGTCATCACCTTCGGTCCAGCCCCAGTCGCGCATAGCCCAGAGGCTGCGAATAAACTTGAACCAACCCTGGGCATCGGTCCAGTGCCAGAGCTTGACGACATCCAGAGCTGCCTCGGTGGGATAACCGTCGTTGTCCAGCAGCTCATTGTGAGCAATCAAATCAAAGATGGCACGGCGCGCATCTTCCTTGTCCTGTTCCAGCTGAGCCAATGCAGCCACGGCATCGTATTTCATCGCAGACTCCAGACAATGATTGTCAGACAAATCATGAACCAAAACATCATGTTTCTCCAAAATGTTCTAGAATAGCAGTGGCATAATATGTCGGTCTTTTGTCTATCTCAAGTCCGACCTTACGCTCAACGGCATTATCATACATTACCTTTACACATTCCCGGATGATTAACTCGGCGAACTTTGACTCAAATGCTTCCGACCAAGTAGGCTCACCTCTGAAGTTATCGTCAGCATATTTTTCAGCTTGTTCTGAAAGTTCTCGAATTCGCTCGTTCATCATTCAACTCCGAAATGTTGTTTAATCTCACTCGCAACTTGTGGCCTGGTGGTATATTCTATACTCGAATCCAATACAATGTCAATACATTCCCGAACAATCAACTCGGCGAACTTTTTAATCTCTGGATCCATAACTCTAGGGTTAATACCAGAGTACCAACGCTTGTGCCAATGTTCAGGGTCAGCCTGTTCGGCAAGTTCTCTAATTCGTTCGTTCATAAAAACCATTTCTTAATGTGGAAACCAACAATAGCAAACACAGTGAACCATGTAGCAAATAGCACCATCAATAGATATGCCACAGCCCACCAGCCTGCCTTCTCACCTTCCGTCATTCTTCAACTCCGAAATGTTGTTTAATCTTTGTGCTGGCATTTTGTATAGCCCAAAAATATCGTTCGCTATCTTCAGGATCAGCCATGGCATCTACAACTTTTACGCATTCCTGCACAATCAACTCGGCGAACTTCATGATGGCAGCGTGATCATAGTCATCCATTTTATCCCAGCAGCCCTGCGCTGTTAATCCAGCTTCATACATCAAGTTGTCAAAATCATTGTTCATAGCACTCTCAGCAACAGGGTATCTTCATTGAAGCGACCATTGAGCTTGGTTTCAGTGGTGGTAAGATCTGTCAAAATCTTTCTCAGTGCCACCTTGCCCGCAGCCATCATTTTAGGAATCACCACCTCGGGTTTGCGCAGAGTACGCTGCACACTGGTCTCTGGATCATAGCCCTGCAGGCTAGTCCCTTTGACGCTGAATCCAGATGCACCAACTGCATTGTACACACCCAGCTTCTTGTTCTTGATGTTGTAGACCCAGAGCTGCTGTGCACCAACAATGCTGGGTGCACTCACACTCTTCAGAGTTTCATGCTCTCGTAGATACTTTAGATTAGCCACCTGTTCGCCTGCAGGCTTCTGCTTTTTAGCTCGTGGCTTGCGATTGGCCTTTTTAAAGTTAGCATACTTTTCTGCGTCGTCAATCAGGCTCTGCAGGAACTCTCGGAATGCCTTTAAGTCGCGTTTACCCAGATGTGCATAGGCTTCGGTTACCTGAGCGTCAACGCCAATGAGTTCTAGTTCGTCAAGTTGTCGTTGACATAGTGTGACGACGCCGGCCATGTACTGCTTTGCCACGTTGGCGGACTGACAGTACTTGTACAGGTTGTAGCCAGTAGGCTTGTAGGAATTAAGAACAAAATTATCAATCTCGCCATCAATCTCGCCTAAAAATTCGGATTGTCGTTCTGCCATGGCTTCTTGAATGCTGCGCTTGGGTGTCACAGTCACAGCCACCACGGGCTCGTCTTTCACACTCTTGGCCTGGCTCAGCAGATCTTGAAAATGCAGCTCCATGCGTTTCTGTACAGTGTCTGCAAAGGTTGTACCATTCATCTGCATGCGTGCCACCCAGCCCCAGGTGCGACTAAATTTATCTTCGTCAATCTTGGCCCAGAATTTATAGTCTGCGGGCCAGTGCTTTTTAACCCAGGCACCAGCATAGGCCAGGGCGTCTTTCTTGTCTTTTTCATAGTTGTACCAGTTCATGGCCTGCATGAACTTGCCCTGATTATCAGCATCAAACGCATCATATTTGGGCTCACTAGAAACGACAGATTTAGACATGCAGCTCTCCTAGATTGAAACTAAACTCAATGACACTATCAAATCTGAAACTACGCCAGTCCTGTTTATCAATATCCCAGACACTGAGCGCGTCTTCGGATCGTTTGCGTGTACTGGTTTGTTCAGTCTGCAGTTTGCCTGCAGGAATTAGATCAGGATGCAGACTACAATGTAGCCAACGTCCAGTACCATCTGCCTTGATAAAATGAATATTGACTCGTTCATTGCGAATGACATTGGTTAGCCATTCACGAAACAGCTTGCGATCATCGTCTGAGGCTTGGGCATACCATCCATCATGCCAGGTTGAAAAATCATAGCTCATTATTTCTCCTTATCCAATTTTCACCAATTTTTCAAAACTATCAACTGCATACTTGCCATACTTATTTTGCAGCACCTCGCCAGTGTCACGATCAATACCCAGAACCATGTAGGTCTTGGGCTTGTCTACCTTGGGTGGTACGGCAAAATAATTAAAGCTATCAGTAATCCAGTTATAACCAACTACATAGATGTAGCCTTGTTTGTCGGCTACATTGCGAACCATGAAGCGTCGATACTTACCATCTTTCTGCAGAGTAACTGTCTTCATATCGCCCAGAGGTTTTTCTTTCTTGTCCAATACCTTGACAAAGTCATAACCCTCGGCACTTACTTTGCGAGTAGGCAGATTGAAATGATTGCGTGCTGCAACCAAGAGATTTTCAAATACTGAGCTTAGCTGAATCTCGCCCTCGTCATACAGATGCATGAACTGCTTTTTAGATAAACCAAAAGTCTGATTATACTTTTTCTTGAGATCAAATGCGTGTTCGGCTAGGCGACGTTGCGCCTGATTCATGACGTCTGAAGTGCTCATATAAACCTTTCACAAATATGACGTTTGGCTTCACGGGTGTTACGAAACTTCTCACCATCTATACTAATGGATCTACCCACAATAGTCAAGCAGAATTTTTCGTTCTTGTTGACATAAGCCTTCTTGCCACGCACGACTTCTTTGCTGAATGTATTATTCAAACCAGCAAAGAACAAAGTGTCGGCCAGTTCTTCGCGATACTGCAGAGCTATGAATGCGTCGTTCATGATAGTCGGAACTTCTTCAAATAAGCATTGGCTTCGGGATAGGGATCGGGTCTGTGCTGTCCTTCGTTCTCCAGTATCTGATCCAGATGAGACAGCAGCACCATCTTGATAAGATCATCCACCATGCGCTGCTGACCTGGTCGCAGAGTAGCTGCCCAGGCTTCCAGGTCTTCTAACTCTTCAAACTGCCACATACGATCCAGCAGCTTGACCTGTTCTATGGTGAGTCCGTCTATGGTCAGACCATTGCCCAGACGATCCTGGCGCATCAGGCGTTTACTTTGAAAGCCGCTCATCGGTAATCCTTTTTGTCTCCGAATTTTTCGTTCCACTCGAAGCCTGCAGTATAGGCCACTATCTCTGCAGCTGTCATCTGATCTTTCTCTACCAGAGCCGACATACCAGTGCCGCCTACATAGTAGTGAGGATTGAAGACACGACCATAGTAATTGTCGGCACTGCCACGGTCAAACGGGCCACCGTGACGGTTATCGTACTGTACACCATTAAAAGTTCCGTATTCCATGATTGCCTCCATATCAAAACAGGGCAGCTTTTTCTGCTGCGATTTTCTTGATGGCACGACCAGCTGCTTCGCGGCTATTAGTAAAAGCATAATCATCGCTCAAACTATTAAAGCCTGCGAATCGTTTCCAGCTACCATCTGCTTCCAGTGTTTCCACCACAATGTCACTGGCATGATCAAATGGACTGCCCAGGTGAACAATACGAACCAAACCAAAATCATGTGCTACACGCATATCAATCTCCTCATCATATCTATAATTCTAGCACCTTTGTTGGTGCCTGTCAAGCCCATTCCAATTCACGGGCAGGGTAGGTAATCTTGCCCTCATACTCCAGCTGGTCCTTTTCAAACTCAGTCAGGTAATCGTCGGCTACAACTTCGAAGTCGATGATGGTCTCTTGAAAGTAACTGTCGTTGCATTCAATCTTGTCACGCAGAGCCATCACAGCCACGGTGGCGTCGCCTTTGAAATTCTTCACCACGTAGTCGTGGCCGCCCTTGGCCTTCCAATAACTGGGGCACTCACCTTTGCCATCCCAGTCATGGGCGCCGTAGTTTTCGTAGACCTGAGTAGTGATAAGAAGTTTAGCCATTTTATTGCTCCTCGAAATATGAAATGCCAATCAACATGCAGGAAATGCCACACACTGCCATGCCAAAGAACTGCAGCGCCAGACCAAAGTCTATGTCTGTGGTAGTTTCTATACCACCTACAACACCCAGCATCAGCAGCAGGCCTGTGAAAAAGAATATTGCAGCTTTCATAATTATTCCTTAGACGTAGAAATCAGAAGTGAAACCCAGGGCATCGTAGACATATTCGCGCACCACAGTGTCTGTAGCTTCACCAAATTCGTCTTTTCTGGACAACTGCTGCAGCATGCCATACACACCAGGCCAGTCCAGGTTCTGCTTCTGAGCAAACAACACAATGTCGGCAACTGCCTGGTTACCTGCATCACTGAACATTCCGAATTCTTGAACCATTTTGCTCTCCTTCTTAATCATCATAACAACCATTGTAGCACCTTTTACCATTTTGTCAACCGTTTTTTCAAATAACCCTACGACCTGTATGGTTAAGTGCAGGATTGTGAATCGCGATCAATTCGCGTTCCATGGCATGGGCTGCTGCCTTGCCCCGCACCACAGCATAGATGCCATAACTATGGGCTATGGTACCATACTTGACAATGCTGTTGCACAAAGCCCAGCCCTTGTCTTCGTTGAAGGCACGCCAGACATGCTTTTGAATTCTGACTCTGAGGTCCTTCTTGCTGCGACCTGCAGTAATGCCCACATAGCGTGCACCAGTAACATTGTTAATGATGACATATACTATGTGGCATCGATCTGAACGCTTTTTTCTTATCATGCCTCCATTATAGCACCTTGATACAAACGGTCAAGCAGAACCAGTAGAAGACCCTGCAGTTTAGTCGGGTACTTGTAACCCATTGATTTCATTGAAGAAAAACATCAATGTTATCAATGGGTTAGCAGCGGGCTGAAATTAATATTAAATTATTAAGATTTCGTGCCTAGTTTTTAGGCACTTCGTCGTTGCGACGAGCGTGGGGATGCTCGGGTCGTGGCCCGGCTTTGTTGAACACCCGATCCAGTATCTCGGGCGGGATGTGGTGTACATCCTTCTTGTGAATCTTGACCTCTTCAGGGTCTACTGTGTCCTGCACTTCTTCATACTGGAATACTGCGGGCGTGGTTTCTGGCACAGCCGTGGTTTCGGCAACCACCACAGCCTGTTGCATTACGCGCTCGCGAGCCAGCAGACTCATGTTGCCAGCTATGACCAGCAGAATGGCCAAGGGATCGAATACAAAGATCAGACTCATAATGATGAGTCGCACTGCCTTGCCTATCATGTCTTCGGTGCTGGAGCCGTAGATCAGCTCAGCCACATACTTGATGGGTCCTACTTCAGCTTCAATTTTCCGTACATCTTGCGCGAGAGGCGCACGCTCCTCATTAAGGCGGCCAATTGTTGTCTGGTAGGTTTGTATTTCCGTCTGAAGGCGATCACGCTCTTTCTGTTGTGAGCGCCGAATACTAACTGCCCTTTCCGCACCTTTTTCTGTGTCACTGCGGCCCATGACCTGATCCACAGCCTCATCGAGCTGTTTAAGTGCCTTACGATTACCATCTATGTTCTCCTTGAAAGTCTTTATCTTTTCATCAATGATGGCTAGCTGTCCAGTGCTTTGTCCTGTGATGGCCGCCTGATCCAGATGTGCCTTGGATAGGTAACCAAATATGCCCAGACTCGTAATGATGCTAAGAACAACAACTGAGGCAGTAAAATAATAGCGGAGAATACGAGGAGCGGTAGTCCAATTACGATAAATCCAGCTCGCCGCAACCAATTTAGCAAGTTCAAGGCTTCCTCCCATCAATCCTGTGGCCAAGGGCGCACTACTAAAAATACTGATCAGTCCAGCCACGCTAAACCAGGCCGCGCAACCACTGACTGCCAGTGCACTGAGAAATAACAGTCCTATGAATATCATAATTTAAGGTGTCGTCTATGAGTTCTTACCATGATCCAATTATTGTAGAATTCTTCGGGTTTGCGCAGCACATCTAAATCGAACTGTATCTTGGCTTCCATGTAGTTGCATTCACCCTTGCTAGGACACAAGTATAGTATGACTCGGGTAAATTTGTCAATGCCTGACTTTTCGATGTCAGCCTTGAGCTCATCGTTTGAGCCATAATAATCCCGCCAGTCTGATTCTGCCAGATAGCGTTTCTTTTTACCCTTGACCTGACGCGTCTTTCGATTCCAAAACAGTTTCTTGCCTATGTAGCGTCGGCCTGTTTCAGTATTGGTGATGCAGTACACAAACCCATAGTCATTCTCCTTGGGTTCAGTAAACTCAGCATTGTTGTAGATCCACATCAGATACTCCTGTCAATAAAGAGTATCTATCAGAGTTATTCTTCGTCTTCGTCTTCCTGGTCGAAGCTTTCCTCTTCCTCTAGGTCAGACGCACAGAAAGGACACACCGTAAGTTGATAATAATTGCTGTCCAGATCGTGTATGATTTTGAATACTGCGTCGCAGCTATAACACTCTATGTGCTTTTTATTCCCCATGTTGTTTTTCTATTTTTTCTATGTTGACACCACCCTGTTGTAAAAACTTGATACCAGCATCGTCGCGATACACATCACGATAGTAGACATTCTTGATGCCCGACACTAAAATTAACTTGGCACATTGTGCACAGGGTGCGTGGGTTATGAACATGCTGGCTCCAGCGCCACTCTCGTGACTGCGAGCCAGCTTGGCTATGGCATTCTCCTCGGCATGAATAACCTCGGGCTTGGTTACCAGACGTGCAGGGGTTATTGTTCTGCTTTCTGCATCGATTTCTTCAGGAATCTCATCTTCGCAGTTGTTGTCCCAGCCCGCTGGAGTGCCATTATATCCAATACTTATAATTCTGTCGTCCTTAACGACCACAGCACCTACCTTGAGACGACGAGCTTGGCTAAGTTCAGCGTACCTTGCCGCAACATCCAGGTGTGCTTGGAGTATATTTGCTTTCAATGATTTTTCCCCATCTGGGAGGGTCCAGTGGACACTCCTGGTCTTTAAAACTAGTCTTGGCTGGCATGAAGCAACCACAGACTGCGCACTGTTTAATCATGCTGCGATAATGTTCGCAGCCACGACATATCTCCATGCGATCCTTGGCATACTGAGTAAACATTACCAGACAAAATTATGCTGATAGTAATCGACTATGCCTGGCAATTCATCTTTGAAGATGCGCTTGGGTTGCCAGCCCAGAGCCTTGAGTTTAAGATCATTGATGCTGTAACGAACATCGCCGCCGGCGCGCTGATAATCAAAATCCAGATGTGCCTCGTAGTCAGTGTTGATGAACATCTGGTCTATGATCTGATGTACTACTTCCAGATTGCTGGTTTCATGATTGCCGCTGATGTTGTAGATTTCGTTGACCACACCAGCCTGAATAATATGCAGTATGGCGTCAGCTGTATCTTCAACATGAAGCCAGGTACGACGTGGAGTACCATTCATGTGCAGAGGCACCTGACGACCCAGGCTTAGATATTTAACTGCCTTGGGTATGAGCTTCTCAGTATACTGGCCTATGCCATAGTTGTTGGTGGGACGTACTATAATCCAGGGCACATTGTAGGTGCGAGCCCAGGCACTGATCAGCATGTCGGCAGCTGCCTTGGTGGCACTGTAGGGGTTGCTGGGTTTTAACAGCTGAGTTTCAGTAAAACTACCTGAGTCGATGTCGCCATAGACTTCGTCGGTACTGAAATGCAGCAGCACTGGTTTTTCGCCAGTATAGTTGCGCAGCAGTTCCAGCAGATTATGCACACCGTCTACGTTGCTGTGTACAAAGTCTGCACTCTTTTCTATGCTGTTGTCTACATGAGTTTCTGCAGCTGTGTTGATGATGTAGTCACAGTACAGAATCTTCTTCATGTCATTGATGTCGATCTGTTCAAATCTAAATCTATCATAGCTCTGTAGCTTGGGCAGCAGATTCCAGTTGGCAGCATAGGTGCCTTTGTCCACACCATACACATACCAACCAGCATCCAGACATCGCTTGGCTACGTGATAGCCAATAAAACCCAGACAGCCAGTTACATAGACAACCTTGATGTTACTCATTAATATTTCTCCACGCTGCGTTGCAATCCAATAAGGTCTGGTATCAGGCTGGCCAGACGACCACCATTGCCAGTATAATTTAGTGGGCTGGTGCTGTCTATGGTAAAGCTATCATAGCTTAGTCCACGCACATCACACACCAGTCGAATCATGTCTGATAATTTTATCTTCTGCATGTATACACAGTTGATGTCACGCTGCCAGATTGGTATATACTTGGCATTGCTAACATGTTTAACCACAGTATATAGATCGTCAATGCCAAAGAAATCAAAGTAACGATCATTGATGATTCGAAACTGGGCATCACTGTTCAGGAATCTGGCGATCAATCTGCTGGGTTGTTCGCCAGTACCAAAACAGTTAAAGATTCTCAGATGGTAAAAGTTTTCGCGCTCCACACAGAGTCGACCCTTGAGGTTCTGACCGAATCCATAGCTGTCAGCTGGCCAGCAACGAAACAGTTCGGTCTCTTCCACCATGTCGATGTTGCGACTACGATCAAATTCTGCACCACTGCCAGTATCAATGAACTTACCAAACATATGTGAGTTATGATAAAAGTTCATGAAGACGCCCAGATTGTTGTGGGCATCGGCTACATTGCTGCTGGATGTCATGACAGCTGCAGCGTTGATGATAAGATCTGGGCGATTGGTATCTAACCAGTGCTTGACCACCAGAGGGTTCAGCAGATCTATGACATCACGAGTCAGGCCAACAACGCTGTGACCTTCACGTTTAAATCTTTCGGCCAGATTGCGACCAACAAATCCACGACTGCCTAATACTGCTATCTTCATGTTTTAATTCCTACTACGGCGAACGCTGGAGAAAAGGATTCATATACAGTATCGTATCTTAAATCAAAAACGTTCAATGGTTGTATTCCGTGTCGGCGTAACAATGCTTTGAGACTTTCAGAATGAAAAATGTTGATGTGTTCATGCATCTGCATTATTGCATTTCCCTGAGAATTTTTTTTGACATATTCTATTTCATTGGGTACTTCAATATAAAGTAATCCATTGGGGCGCAGATACTGCAGCATGTCTTTTACTAGGTCGCTGGGATAACTTACATGTTCCAGAGTATGGCAACACATTACTAAATCTACTGGATCGCAGTCTGCAGGACTTTGTACCGCAGTTACACCATCGACAAATTCACGGTCTTCTATTTCCGCAACATAACGTCTACAGTTTATAAACTCATCGGGTATATATTGTCCCAGATCTCCGCCATAGTCCAGCACAGATGTTATATCAGCAACATTGACATAATCTGTAATACTACGAATCACTGCCTCTTTTCTAATCTGAAAGTATTCTGGCATCTGATATGCCTGAGCTAATTTAAACCATTCTTTGCCCTCATTGCGCAAACGATGAAAAACATATCTCCCATACTGTCTACCCACCTTGTTGTCTATCTGCATGTAATCTTCATAGTATCTCTGCATCTGTTCATCAGTAAATCTAAACACAGTAGCAATATAGAAACAATCCTGACATTGTATGGCTTCAGTTTCCCAATCATCAAGCTGCACTCTGTCCAACATTCGTTCTATGACAAAATTAGCCATGATGACTTTTGTTTTTTTAGTATTGTGACTACCACAGCAGGTACAGTCGTAGATCTGCGGTATAGATTTAACTTGATTAAAAACTTTTTCGCTAAAGAGTGTTGGTTTTGTCATATCTTAACAAGCATTTCTCGTTCTAGTTCTTCTGGTGTCAGAAATGGTGCCATTTCATGCAGTCCACCCTGACGCCCGTCGGGCTTGATGGCCTGTGCTGGTAATACATCCAGAGTATTCTGACTCATAAACTCCACAATCGCTGGATACTTTCTGCGCATCAGACTAGGCATGAATTGATCCAGTTGTTCGTTGCTTTCTACTTTGAAGTATGCCAGGTCAAAGGCCGCAGCTACCTTGGATAAATCGGCAAAATATACTCCGGTGCTGTTGCTGACACCCCAGCGGCGTCCGCCAAAAAATTTATCCTGTGTCTGCTTGATGCTCATGTAGCCATCGTTGTTGATGACAAAAATCTTTACTGGTATGTTGTATTGTCTAATCACAGCCAGCTCCTGCATGTTGGTGTAGAAGCTGCCCTCGCCTATGACTATGATGATGTTCAGATCTGGATTGGCAAAATGCGCTCCCACGCTGGCTGGCAAAGCATAGCCCATGTCGCCCTGAGCTGCCTGTGCCATGTAGCGGCAATCAGGTTTATACTTGCCATTGGTGCTCAGAATATAACAGGGCTGGCCAGCGTCCACAATGAAGCAGTCTCGCGGTTGCATGTTGCGATTCATACTCTCTACTATCTCATAGAGATTAAGACCGCCAGCATCGGGTCTGTGAACCTCGGCATTGTAGATGGGCCAAAGCTCTTTCCAGTGCAGGCACTGCTGACTCCAGGCTGTGGCCTTGTAGCGTTTAGGATAGGTCTTGACTATATCAAAGAACTCTTTAACATCACCTACTATGGGTAAATCTACTTTGAAGATGTCTTTACCCAGCTCATTGGCATCAATGTCAATCATGATCTTCTTGCTGGCTGGACTAAACGTAGCAGCATCATAACCAATGTGTGTGACATTCATGGAACAACCCAGTATGATCAGACAGTCTGCGTTCTGCAGAGCAAAATTGGCGCAGCGATTACCTTTGATGCCCATCATGCCCAGATTCTGAGGATGCTCATATTCAATCAGATCACGACTCAGGAATGTTGTGACAAAGGGTATCTGATGTGCATCAACAAAGTCTCGTAGTTGCTGACGAGATCGAGCCAGATTGATGCCATTGCCTGCTACAATTACTGGTCGTTCAGATTTGTTTATAAGATCTATGGCAACATGAAATGCCTTGTAGTTGGCGCTCTGAGATTCTGCTGGCGGTATAAACTGCTGATAGGCCACAGGAATTTCTGCAGACTGTAGATTACCTGGAATATCTATCCATACTGGACCAGGACGACCCTGTTGTGCGATCCAGATGGCTCGTTCCAGCTCATAGGGTACGCGCTCAGCCTTTTCAATGGCTACTGAGTACTTGGTTAAATGTTCTACTGTGCGATGTGCATCTAAATCCTGTATACCATACTTTCTGATGTTGATGTTCTTGGCACGATTGATATACTTGGCCTGGTTAGCCATGGCAGTGTTGCCGCTGATGAACAACACTGGTGCGCTTTCTTCCCAGGCATTCAGCAGACTGGTCATGGCATTGGTTACGCCACAGCCCGCGGTAACGTTGCAGACACTCAGAGTGTTGGTGGTGCGAGCCGCGCCCACGGCGGCATGGCCTGCACCCTGCTCGTGATGAAAGGCGATAAACTCTATGCCATCATGACTAATAAACCCATCATTGAGTCCAGCTGTGCTGCCACCCACCAGACCATAGACCTGGCGTATGCCTAGTTCATGCAGACGATGTGCAATATAATCACAGACGCGCATATTTTTCCTTGAAATCTTTTAGTAGTTCGGTGAGTTCCAGACCTAGACTAAAGTCATTGACCAGACTGCGTTTCACCATTATACCAGTAACTGGCATGATGATGTTCACCAGGCCAGAAGTATTCTTTTTGTCATGGTTCATGGCTTTAAGTACTGCATCGATGTTGATGTCAATGTGCAGATGATTTGAATACAGATGACTCAGTATACCATGATAGCGTTCAAAGTTATTTTCATTGTGCATTTTGTCGCTCAGCAGATTGGCAATATCCATGCCCATGGCCACGGCTATACCATGTGGCACTGCATAGTTAGTGGCACTTTCTATGGCGTGTCCAAAGCAATGCCCATAGTTTAGCAGATTTCTGATGCTGGTGTCAAATTCATCGAGCTCAATATATCTGCGCTTGATCATTAACGCGTCATGCAGAGCATTGTCCAGATCCTGCAGATTTTGTTCGATGAGTTCGGGACCATAACCTGCAATGATCATGAGCTTGACAATCTCGGCCATGCCACTGCGTAGGTCTGCCTGACTCAGTGTGGTCAGGAAGTCACGATTGATCACCACCTGGCCAGGCGGATAAAAGGTTCCCAGCAGATTTTTATACTCACCAAAATTGATGCTGCTCTTGCTGCCTATGCAGCTATCAGCCTGAGCCAGCAGAGTAGTGGGAACAAAGACCCAGTCAATGCCCCGCATATAAGTGCTGGCTATCCAACAGCCTATGTCCTGTGTAACGCCACCGCCAATGACCACCAGTCGGCTATCACGACGCAGTTGTTTACTGACCAGAGTCTGAATAATCCAGACTATGTTCTCATACTTCTTGCTGTTCTCTGTGGCGTCAATCACCACCATGTTGGGCAGCACACCACCCAGATGTTCTGTGACATTGGCATCTACTATGAAGTGTGTACCCAGTGCAGCATAGCTGGCCAACCGCATATCAGAATTAAAGTCCACACGATAGGCTCCATTACGAGCTCGCTGACTCTCAACGTGAAAATGTTCAAGCACTGGTAAATCCTCCGTCAATGACAATGTTTTGTCCTGTAATATATCTACTGTGTACCAGATTGTAGACGTTGTTGGCTATCTCACGCGGGCTGGCCAGACGACCCATGGGCACACGCTCCATGATCTTTTTAATGCCATCCTCACCCAGATTCTGTCTGGTTAAATCAGTGTCTACAAATCCTGGACTCACGCAGTTGATGCAGACACCATGCTGGCTAAACTCAGCAGCCAGAGCCTTGGTCATGCCTTCTAAAGCAAACTTGTTGGCACTGTAGGCTGCTCGACCAGTTTTGCTGATGCGACTCCAGACACTGCCTATGTTGATGATGTGGCCCTGCCCACGCTCCACCATGCCAGGCAACACAGCCTGACATAGTCTGAAGGGAGCGTAGACATTGACCTGGTGCTGTGCCATCCAGTCCTTGGATGAAATACTTTCAAAGTTTTTTACTATGTTGATGCCGGCATTGTTGATCAGCACATCGATCTCTAGATCTTTGATGTCTCTGACCAGCAGATCAATGTCCTGCTCATCATGAAAGTCGGCCTGATAGTATTCATCCAGATAGGGCTGCAAGGGAATAAACGACGCTGGCATGGTACCTGTACCAACAACGTAGTGATTATACTCATGAAAGTATTGGGCTATGGCCTGCCCAATACCTCGAGTGGCACCTGTGACCAGAACCTTCATTACTGACCCGACAATACTTTCCAGCGTGCATCCAGCATGCCGATGCGCTTGTCGTCTTCGGTAAAGATGGCACCATAGTAGTCACGTTTGTTCTGCAACCATAGAAGCTCAAAGTGTACAGCGTTCAGCAGACCCTGTGCAATGCTGGGCACTTCTGCAGCAGCACCATCGAACACAATTTTACGAGTCTCAAAACGATTTAGATGCACAGCACGAATCTGCTTTAGTACATCCACGCTGTCTGAGCTTACACCGCCACCAACAACAATCTCCTGGCCATGATCCTTGGCCAGCTGAGCTACCTGCAAGACACATTCAGTGACTTTGGGCAGATTGATGTCGTCGCGGCCCCAGCCTTCTTCATGATGGCTCAGGCTAAAGTCTACACGACCAAATACCACACCTTTGACACCGTCGGCTGTGATGGCTTCCTTCATCATGCCGTCACGATTCTCATAACCAGTCTTGGTCTCCATGTTGTAGAAGAATTCAGTATCCAGTTGATCGTCGGCACTGAAGATCTTGTTCTTGCTCTGCTTGAACTTCCACAGAGCATAGGGCGTCTCAATCATAGGACCAATGACATAGTCCACACCAATCTGTTTGGCCACCATGAGGTCGGTCATGGCTTCACAGCCACCGATCTTCAAGGCCATTTTAAGATTGGCCTTGCGTGCCAGTTCTACCAGACGCAGTAGTTCGTCTACTCTGGTACCTTCGGCCTCGAATTCTGCTTTGCAGGCCACGTAGCCGAACTCGTCGCGGCCACGCTTCAATAGATCCAACATTTTTCTTTCTTTGGTATTCATATCAGTTTCCTTTGTTTATGCACCATAGCGTTGCATGAATTTGTCTACACAATCCCCGATGTAGTCGATCTGTTCTGCTGTGATCACCGGACTGGTGCCATGGAACAGTGTGTTCATTGTAGCATAGGTTGCCACAGGGAATCGATGGATTGCATTCTGGGCTTCAGCCAGATGAGTATAGGCTGGTTGAAGCATGATGTTGCCGGCAAAGTAAGGCCGGGTCTGTATTTTACAGTCCTCCAGGTAGTCAACAAATTCGGTTCTCGTAAATGGCGAACCGCTTCGTATCGTCAATGGGAACGCGAACCAGCTAGGATTGCTGTCTCGCTGCGCTCGGGGTAGATGAAAGTAGGCTTCATACTTTGCATATATTTTAAACAGTCTAGCATAATTTTCACGTCTGCGTCGATGGATCTCAGGCAGCTTTTTAATCTGCACTAGTCCCATGCTGCCCTGTAGCTCTATGGGTTTAAGGTTGTAGCCAATCTCATCATAGACAT